AAAGTGCCAGTTTCTCATATAAGAGAGGCTACAGATAAAGCACAAAAGCCAGAAAAAGATTTTTTCTTAGTAAGATGGTTTAAGATTATTTTTGGAGTAAAATAATGGCAGAGATAAATGACAAACTAAAAAAACTTTTACAAGAGGTTGGAGAGATCGTTGATGTAAAAGATAGAAATAGTGCAGTTTGGTCTTTGCCACAAAATCAAAATGTTATGATCGTAAAGCACAAAGCACTAGAAAAGATATCTTCTCACTTGGGCATGTGGTTTGATGCACCAAAAATAATTGAAAGTGATACTGAAAAGAAAATAGTATCTTTGATTGTTCAAGGTTACATAGAAGATGGTAAGGGAAAAAATAGTGCTTGGTCTATTGGAGAGGTAAGTCAAGATAACTATAAAACTTATGCAAAGCAAAGCACCTACCCATACGCTATGGCTGAGAAAAGAGCAATCGACAGAGTTATCTTAAAATTATTAGGTGTGCATGGAGATTTTTACTCTGAGGAAGAGGCTGATGAGTTTAAAAAATCAGATCCACCAAAGTCAGACCCACCAAAAAAAGAAAGTTTTGATGGCAAGAAAGAGTTAGATAAACTTGCAGAAAAAGATGAAACTGTAAAAGAGATAAAGAAACACTTTCCTAACGCTGAGGTCGTTCCGTTCTTTGGAGATATAAAATATTTCAAAGATTTAAATGATGGAGAGCAAAAGATAGTTTCTGAAGAGGACTTTATAACTACAATGAAAGGTTTTGTTGAATTGTCTGGCAATGACTATGACAAGGCTATTAAGTTGTGGGAACTAAATAAAGAATTGTTTGATCTATACAAAGAAAAAGATAGTGAAAAGCATACAGATTTAATGAAATGGTTAAAAGACAATACTAAACAAGGAGAAAAATAATGTCTGAAGAAAATATAAAAGAATTACAGTATGAGCCTAGTGGTTCTATATTTACCAATGAAAGAAAAAGAGGTGCAAACGACCCAGATTATAATGGTTACATGAAGATAACATCTGAAGTCCTTGATTATTTGGTAGAGAAAAGAAAAAAGCAAGTCGCTTTGTGGGAAAAGAAAAACCCTAATATAGATTGGAGTACTGTAGATAAAACAAAAATGTTTGACCTAGAGTGCGATATGATCGCTTGGGGAAAGCAAACCAAGAGGGGAACTAATTGGCTTAGATTAATTGCAACAATACCTTACAAAGAAAAAAAGAAAAAGGGTGGTAATCCATTCTAGGAGATTTTCATGGATAATAATAAGTACAATGATAGTAGTAAAGTAAATAAAGAATGGTTAACTACAACTGATGTCGCTGAGTACCTGAACCTAAGTAGAGCCGCTTTATATAGAGTAATTAAATCAGATGAAGATTTCCCAAAAGGCTATTCTATATTAAAAACAAAAAGGCTTTGGAAAAAGCAAGAACTTGACGATTGGGTCTCTACTAAAAGTGAAGAGTAACTTTTGTGAACACTAGACCAAAATATGAAACAAGTGAAGACTTGAACAATGAGGGCAGTATTATTAACCATGTTTCAAATCTATGGAATGTGAACTTTAGTAAACTGCCTTTATCATATAAACTTGATTATGCCATGTATAGAAATAACTCTTTGATGGGGTTCTGCGAAATAAAACGGCGAAAGTACAGAAGATCAGATTTTGAAACTTATATTATATCTCTAGATAAAGTTATTAAGGCAAATCAATTATCGAATATCACAAATACAAAATCTATTCTGTTGGTATCGTGGTTAGACGGAATGGGTTGGATTAACTTAGACGAAGACTTCTCATGCAAGAGAGGTGGAAGAAATGACAGAAATGATTGGCAAGATGTAGAGCCAGTATGTCATTTTAAAATATCAAAATTTAAAGATGTAAAAATGAAAGAAGAGATTAGTGTATGAGCGTATATATTAAAAAGGGTATTTATTATTACTCTCAATGGATACCAACCAAGTTACATGAGTATTTTACAAAGAAAAGATATGTGCATTGTTTACATACCAGAAACCAACAAAAGGCAGATGGCTTGGCGACAAAATATAAAAAAAGATATGAAGATGAGTTTTTAAATTTATATGCAAAAACATTTTGCATTAAAGATTATATTATCGAAAATAAAGTAAAACCTAACAAAAAGTCTTTAAGCGATAAAACAGTAACAATAAAAAAGAAAGTAAATCCAAATATAAAAACCAAGCAAAAGAAAAGATTATATGTCAAAAGATTAAAAGGAGAACTTGGTTGTGCTTGTTGTGGATTTAAAGAAAATACAGATGTTTTGCATTTTCACCATATAGACCCAACAACAAAAATCGCCAATGTATCTAGAATGGTTGGTAAAAATCATTCGTTAGATAGGATATTGTTAGAAATACAGAAGTGTCGTTTACTTTGCATAACTTGCCATCATAAAGAGCATGGCATTAAGGATAATTATGTTTAAAGCAATGGCAATAATATGTAGCGTATGGATAGCTGATGGTAGGGCAAAACAAGGTTGCTTTACACATATGTTTGATTGGGAGTTTGAGACTAAGAAACAATGCCAGATGAGATTGTTTCAATACAAGTCAAAAGAGATATCATCTTATCACAAGATTATAATAGATGAGTGTGTTTATGTTGAAAAATCTTAGGAGTGAATAATGGAAAAACTTGTTTTATGTGATAGATGTCAAGTTTCAATGAAGAGATTTGGTGTCAAGTTTGACGAGGGCAGAGTTATGATTGCATATGGTTGCCCAATATGTTTGGTTAAAAAATTTGTAGAGGAAGAAGATGAAGAATGACAATGTAAACAGACCAAGGCACTACAGAAAAGGTAGTGTTGAGTGTATAGATGCCATAAAATCTGCTCTTGGAAATGGATATCAATATTATCTTCAAGGCAATGTTATGAAATATTTATGGAGACATGAGCATAAAAATAAAACAGAAGATTTGGAGAAAGCGTTTTGGTATCTAAAAGAATTAATTAAAATAAAGAAAGGAAAAAAATGAAAGCTATTAGTGAAGATGACGTACAGAAAGCCGTAGATTGGCTTAGAGATAATGCTGAGGCTTGTGCTAAAGCCAGAGCAACAAGAATATATTTAGAAGAATACAGAAAGTCTATCAAGGCATTGCTAATGAGCAAATACCAAGACTTGTCTGTCTCTGCACAAGAAAGAGAGGCTTATGCACATGATGACTACATAAGTCATTTAAAGACACTAAAAGAAGCTATATATCAAGATGAGAGACTTAGATTCTTTCGTGCCTCAGCAGAGGTCAAGATAGAGGCTTGGAGAACTCAACAAGCTAATATTAGAGCAATAAAGATATAAAGATGTCCCATCTGAAGATATCTACAAAAGAACTAGAATTGTTTGTCACAAGTATGAGAGTGTACTTGAGAAAGATAGACGAAGACCACCCACACCCTTATGCGTATAACCACCCAGTTTCTAAAGAGAAAAGATACCTTAATCAAACTATAGGTAAAATAGAAAATGAGATAAAGGTTAGATCAATGAGACCACATAAGGTTACAGTATAACCACAATCCCACTAGATTAAGTTACAAAACAAGAGAGGTATTTATGCCTCTCGCAGTAGAGCCCAAGGGATTGGGGTGGCGTTCTAGTACCTCCGTCTAAAAACGCAGGTGCGTGGGCTCACAGAGAGGGTCATCAAATCATGAACTTTTAGTGTCCTTCTGTCATGCCGAGTCGGGCTGCGAGAAGACGGAGTATTAAAATCACGAACTTTTAGCTATCATAAAAGTTAAAGTTAACTTTTAACTTGCCTCTCTAAAACCAGCAGATCTCATCAAGATAAGCCCTCTTCTCATAAGGTCATTTATTCTGTCTCTTCTTATACGGATCAGATTTCTTCTTACCTTGTCTTCTATTCTTGGGTTTCTTTCTATTTCCTTAATTTGTCTTAACAGTCTGTTTCTTGCGTTATCTATAGCCTTTAATCTTGGAACTATAGCTAACTGTTCTCTATTATCCTCTAAAACTTCTTTCACCTTATCCGAGTCCCCAGATTTTCTTGCAATATCAAACCTTGCCATTATCGTGAATAACGCTTTTCTATTCTCTAAATAATTAGAAACATCTTCTCTTTCACTTGGAGATGCTATAACTTTTCTTGCAAATGGAATAGCTCTGGTTATGCTGCCTTCAAAGTCACCGTTGATAGCGTCAACTATTTCAAAAGGAGCTTCTAATGATCTTTGTACAAATCTACCAACACCACCAGTTGTATAATCAAACCAAAACTCCATAACATCAGGAGATAAATCTATAAAACCACTCTCTACGTCATCTCCTCCTGTTAAGCTATTAATTGTATTTGCTATTGTCTTTGCTGTGCCACTAGTACTTGACCAATATGCCTGACTGTCTGGAACAGGTCTAGATGCAAATTGTGGTGATTCTTTGAATATAGGGTCTCCTTTGTAGTCCTCGTTGATAGCGATACTGACAAAAGGGTCCACGACTGTAGGAGCTGCTAGGTTATAGAAGTTATCAAATCCACCAAATGGACTTAAACTTTCAAACATAGTTCCAAATATGCTTCTACTTGCTTCGCCCGGTGTGTACTCGCCCCTTGCTGCGCGGGACATAGCCCTACCCATATTAACTGCTATATTCATCCCATAAGCTAAAGGTATAGTTATAAATTTGTCATCTGCTAAACCAAATGTAGGTAAGACAAAGTTATGCTCTAATATATATCTTGGAAGTTCATCATAATCTTTAATTCCATCTTCATCTTCATCTCCAGATAATAAAGAATTAAATGCATCTTGCATTAAACCATAAACAACTAAACCAGCCCATACTTTTCTAACTCTCTTTGACTTTGCCGCCGCATTAATAAGTGCCATAGAACCTTGTAATGACGCGTTGTAAAATAAATACCATGAGTTTAGAAATTGTTTTTGCTCTCCACCTTTTGCAAAGTTTACAGTTACGTTTCTTGCTGCTTGGGCAGCGCGGATAGGCGTAACCCCTCTTTTTATTAATGCAGTATATGTTGCAACACGAACACCGTTCTCTACCGCAGTGTTATAATCATCTAAAAATTTACCCAACCATTTAAACTTATTTTTTACAACACCAAGCTTACCTTTTTTACTTGCATCACCAACATCTGATAATATGCCTTTTAAGTTATTCATTTGATCTTGCAAATCACTCATTTGGTTTGTTGCGTTCTTTCCTCCAGATTCTACAAATTTTAAATATTCTTTTGCCCAAAAGCCATCTTTATCTCCATCTCTTAAATTCTTAGCTATGCCTTTAACAGCAGGTAGTGCACTCTTAAGAATCTCTGATGTAATTCCTTTCTCATCATATTGCTGTATGTTAACACCAGCAGTAGCCAAATCTCTAGCAAAGTTTGGTATAACAAAAGAAGGGTTGTATGTTGTATTAATATTAGATAAATACCTGTTAAGCTTACCAAGGGCCCGGGTAAAAGAGCCAACACTATCTGGTGTCATAAAACCTTTCATAGCCCTAGCTATTCTCGCATCGTTAAAAAGAATGTATACATCTTTTCCGTTCTCTCTAACAACTAATACTCTTTTTCCTCTTTCGCTTTTATCTATATCAAATCCTTTAGCATCTCTATCTGGTATATCTTTGGCATCAAAATAAACACTAGCTATATCTTGCATCATTCTTTGTTGTTCTAAATCAGCCTCTATATCTCCATCTGCTATGCCTCTAACTAAATTTAAAAAAGATAAACCAACTTTATTTCTGGCTGAGTCATTTATAGCTTTTTGATTTTGTGAAAATAAACTAGCAAGAATATCCCTAGCATAAAAATTAGCTATATCTTCTCTTACTCTTCCTTTTGCTTTCCTATCTGGTCTACCTCTAGCTCCAAATAAATTCTTTAAAACTCTAGGTTTATCAGCAAAGTCGTCTTTGTCTTCTTGATTTAAGTCCATATCACCTCTTAATGGAACATAATCATCATAAATCTTATCAAACTCTTTGCCTGTATTTGGATCAATAAACCTTTCTGGAATTAATCCGCCATCTCTTCTTTCTTGATTTGTGTTTGCAACTATTTTTCTAGCTAACGTTCTTATACCATCTTGTACAATATTTCCGTCTGCGTCAGTTACGCCAAATATTTTATTCTTTTCAGAATCAGCTAATGAGTCAATCCAACCAGCTATACTATTAGCCTCAGCATCCATCATCCCTGAAGCTTTAGGATTATTTAGTCTGGCATTTCTTTCTTTCGCATGCAGAGAATATAAGATCGTATCTGCTAATGCTAACTTATCATTATCATATACATCAGATGCCTGTTTAAAAAACGTAGACCTTGATCTGAGCTCATTTAACTTATCAGCACTTATATTTAAAGAGTTAATAACATCTGTCATTGGCTTATATAGATTTATTTGAGCTTTATCTATTTTATCTCCAGCCTTTCCATGAAAAACTTCTTCTTGCATATAAGTGTCAAATGCGTCAGATATCTTAACACCAGCTTCTCTTAACTTATCTAACATTGTTCCTATAGGAAGAAATCTATCTTGCGTCTGTATCAATAAATCTTGAGCAGCCTCTCTTATTCTGTCTTCTCCTATTTTCCCAAATGTGGCTATATTTCCTAATCTAGCTAAAACTTTCGACAAGTTATCATATCTTATTTTATCTCTTGTTTCATTTACGCCTTGTAAAGTAGAATCGCTAGTTGAAGTTTCTTGCTGATTCATTGCGCTTGTAGAAATACTAGAGTAATCGTATAATCTTTCTCTTGGAAAAGCCGTTTGAACAACCAAAACATTACTTTTTGCTAATCTAAGAGGTCTAATTGTCTCTCCAGTTTCTTCATTAACTTTATTTTCTGTAAAATCAATAGGCTGACCTTTAGGCACTCTTTTTAAAACTACAACTAACTGATATCTTTTTGGCCCTATACTTGGCACCTTGTTAAACTCTAATCTTGTATCTCTATCCAAAGGAGTAACGCCATAGTTTTTACCTGTCATTTGTTGTAACTGATATTTCTTTAAAGCATCTTCTATTATCTCTTCATATGTCTCTGGGCCATCTAAGATAACATTTCCATTCTCATCAGTTTGTTTACCAAAAACCTCCATAAGTTCTTGCGCATGACTTTTTTCACCTATATCAACCAGTTTACCAAATCTATTTCTTGCTCTAACAGTTCTTATAGCTTCTATATGCTCTTTACCAAAACCCTTATGTATATACGGGCCTTCCTGTACATTCTCACCAGAAGGAAATAAAACAGGCATATTTTCACGACCAAAGTCTAAAGATGCATATACATATTTATTAATTGTTTTGTCCTGATTATCTGCTGATGGAGCTGGTATAAATGAGTAACTTCTTTCATCAATTGATTGGTTGATGTCATTTATTTTGTCATCACTAAGATTTTCATCTACAGGTATATCTCTTAGTTCTTCTTTGGTAAACTTTCTTTGGTAGTATCCTGAATTTTGTTCAGGCTCTCCAATACTTCCAACAGATGTTGATCTGGTATCTTTTCCACCAAGCCGTCTCTCTCTGTCTGCCTCGGGAAGTGCTTGTCCAATGGTTTCTTCATCTCTACCTCTTTTCTTTAAAAATGCTATTGCTGAATCAACATAATCGTTGTCAGAGCCCATGCCTGATGCAACGCCTATACTTTTAAATAATCTTTTTTCTGAGTACCAAAAAACCGCCTGTGCATCTGCTATTGTAATAGGTTTATCTGTTGTTCTATTGTAACCCTCCACAACTTCTCTAATTATATTTCTTAGATTTTCTCTTTCTATTCCGCCTCTTGGAGCTTCAGCTAACTGCGGTGTAAGATTTCTAGCTAATGACTCTGTTGCCAATATAAAGTCTGTGTTTTGTTTCTTTTGTGGTCTTGCTTCTTGATTTCTAGCTGCTCTAGAATAATCTCTTTGAAAAACTTCAGTAACTGTCATGGCAATAGCATCTACATCATCTGGGTTTCTAATTAAATCAACACCATGTTCTTCAGCTGCATCAGTTAATCTTTTCTTTTCATCGTCTGTACCATTTTCTATAACATTAGATATTTCAGATTTAACTCTATTTCTAGCTCTATCTAATGTTTTGTCTTGTGGAATAATAAATGGATGACCTGTTATACGGTTTACAAATCTCATAAACCATCTGTCCATAGTTAAATAAGAATAATCTCCAGATAAGTTTTGATAAAAAGAGCCTATTTTACTTCCAAAAATAAATGAATAAGGAACAATAGTATCTACACTTTCATTTGATATTCTAATATTTAATTCTTTTAATATTGGAAGGTTGTTTATTTCTGCAACGCTTATTTTTCTATTTAAAAACTCTTTAATATCAGCATCAGTCATCTTCATTTCTGTTTTCATAAGATTGTAAGTTTTGAAAGACTTAACCATTCCTGATGCTTGTTTTCCATAACCTTTTTCTAAAAATAAACCTGTGTTTTTCCAATTTTCATACTGTTCTGATAATGCTAAGTTTTGTTCAGTAACAGCAGCTCCATTAGAAGATATTGCCAATATTAAATTAAATACTGATTCAGCATCTTTATCTGTTAATAACTCTGGATATTCTAATGCGTAAAGCTTTTTTGCCTGTTGAAAAGTTTCTTTATACCATCCTATCGCAGAGTCATCTGCTTCAACATAGGCATCTAACTCCATCCTCATGGCCTCTATTACGAGAGCCCTGTCTTCTGGATTAGTTATATCTAAAGTTATGCCGCCTCTTTCACCCTGAAATTTTTTTATAGCCTCTACCATTTTAACACTGCCTATCTTAGCAGTTTGTTCAAACTGGCCTTTATCTGGACCCTTAGATATAAATCTATCTAATGCAGTTAAATCCTTTGGAGCTATACCTCTTATTGATGAATACAAAAATTCTTCTTTAGGGGCAAATGTTGGATTTTTTGCCATAACAAGCGGGCCCACTTGTATAACTCTCTCAGCAGATATCACTGGTTGTGTTGTTGTTCTGTCATAAAAATAAGAATGTCTTTCTGGATCAAATCCCACTTGCACAAAAGAAGGATCATTTAAAGCAGCCTGTGCTTCTGCAAAAGATTGATCTGGGGTAGTTTTAACTAAATTGCCAGTAATTGTTGCAAATGGCGTTTTAGTTCTCTTTTGAACACCTTTTGCATCAGGGTCTCCCGTTTCTCTAAAAACTCTTCCAAAGCGTTGTTCTCTAGCTATATTTAAGCCTAATGTTTGCTCTGCATCTGTCATAGAAAAATCTGCATTTGTTACTATAGCTGTAGACTCATGAGCTATAGGTTTTCCTGACATATTATGGATAGTTGGAACCCATGTATTTTTTCTTGTATAAGCAGGTATATCTAGTCTTAATTTTACTGGAGTTCCTTCTTCTAATTCATTTAAGTTTCCAATAATTTTTCTTTGATTTTCTGTTAAGGCATTTTCCATTTGTTTCTTTGTTGCTGGAGCAGGAACTGTTTTATAAGGAACTATTGGCTTAACATCATTAACTAAATCGTCATATGTCTCGTAATCTATTTCTCCTTGATATAATCTTTCTGCGGCATCTGTTAATGCATCAACTCTTTTTGTCACATCTTTAAAAGATTGCTTTATTCTTTCGATATTACCTTTTTCTGGCTCTATATAACCAGCAACAATACCAGCAGTACTATATTTTTTTTCGCTTGTTATATTCTGTTGTCTTTCTCTTCTTCCTATTTGTCTTTCTGTATCTGTTGTACCTATATCTTTAAATATATCTCCAGCGCTATTAAATCCTGTTTCTTTATGTGCGGTGAACAAGCTTTTAATAAAACTAAGAATTTTTTGAAATATTGTTTTAGTTTTAGGCTTAAGCTCAAGTTTGCCATCAGCAAAATCACGATACATTTCAGCAACAGCTTCTTCTAATTTTTTCTCATCAGATAATTTAGCGTTAATTTTGCTTGCTCTATCTAAGTATGTGTACTTTCTTTTAACAGGTTTACCATCTATAATCATGACATAGTTGGTTTCTTTTGCCGCATCTGTTAAAGTTTTCCACTCTTTGTCAGTAAAAACCCCTATATTCTTTAAAGCGTGAATTATTTCATGATTCATAACAGCGCCAAGTCTTTGCTGTAATTCTGCCTCTGACAAGCTTGGATCATATATCTCCATAGCCAAAGCTATTGTTTTATTACTATAAACACCTTCATTAACTTCTCCTGTTGCAACTTGTTGCGCTGGAGTGAGTCCCGGTTTTGTAATTATATTGCGAAAATCTAAGGCAATATCACCTAATCCAATAGCTGTTAATTTATCTCGTAAAGCTTTTTGAACCTTAAACTCTTTGGATTTGTACTCATCTGTCTTTATATTTGCATTATTAAAGGCCGTTTTAGCTATTATAGGAGGCACTATTTGACTTGCTTTGACTGCTTCTGTACCAAGTTTCTTTTTTGCCTCTCCTGAAAGTGTGCGCGCTTGTTTAGAGACACCATCATAATTTACTGTTAAATCTCTAATTTGATTTTCTAAATCAGACACATCTTCTTTTGCTTCTAATCTTTTTTTTCTTTGCTTGTGCAGAGCATCCATTTCTTTCATTATAGTTTTTGCTCTAGCTTTTAACTGCTCTGCTTTTATAGCTATATCTTGAGCTGTAGTTGTTGTTGGTACAAACTTGCCCTTTTTCTTTGCTATAACTCCATTTTGTACTAATTTATCTCTAATTCTGTTTATTTCAGATTGTGGTATTGTTTTTACTTTTTTTGTTTTTAATGCTTTTCTTGCAGAGCCTTGATTAAACGAACCTTCAAGTTTTGTTATGTCTTTAACCTTATTATAATTTACATCAGTAGAATCTGCTTCTAAATCTTTTGCTCTGTTTAAAGCAACATCTAAATCATCTTGAGTTAGTGTCTCATCAGTGACAACTACATCTGGTCTATTATCCATGACTTCTTGTCTTATATGATCTGGCAACATAGATAACGTTAAAAATTTAGCTTCTGGATCGCTTGAATCCTCAATAACTTTGCCTTCAGTCGTTGGTGAAGGAAGTCCTCTGTTTAGAAAGTTTTGTGCATTCTGATTCATTACAGTCGCAGATTGAATAAGAGTTCTTTCATCTTGATCTAATTGTGTAGTTTTGGAATTTTTGTCTTCTTTGTTTTTATCTCCACCAATAATATTACCTGTGCTAGAAACCGTACCACCAATAAGACCAGCAGCAGCAGCAACTTCTTTATATTCGTTTATTGCTTCTTCACTTGTAATAGATTTACCAGCCTGATATCTTTCTAAAACTTGTTGACCTATTTCTGTAGGGACCTCGGTGACAACACCTTTGCCAACTCCCTTTACGCCTCTTGTAAATATTCCGCCACCAGATAAAGCCTTACCTGTAAATCCACTTACTAAAAATCTATCTGCTATAAAATCTAAGGCCGCCTGTGGTAAAGCAGTGATAAAAGCAGCTCCTTCAGATATCTCAAATCTATTACCAGCCCTAACTTCTTCTTTTTGAGCCTCTCTGTTACCACCGTAAAAAAATGGTAAATTAACACCAATACCACCTACTATAGAGCCGGGAATACCTCCAACAAGAAATCCTGCACCAGCACCAGCTAATGTGCTTCCAAGTTGAGGAACTTGCTCTCCTAATGTTGATGCGGCCCAGTCAAAGAAGCTACCTGTGTCTTTTATATCATCTAGTCTTTTTGCGTATTCTGCATCTGACTCAAGCTCTTTTCTATTGTTTTCAACAACTTCAGCACCATAGTCTTTGAGCCCTTCTAATCCAGTAACTTCTCCAACACCTTCTACAGCAGAGCCATATAACATTTGTATATTATCTATTCCTCTAGCTATACCTTTGCTAAATAGATTTCCATCATCACCCGGAATATTTTCTGGAACTTCTTCTTTTCCAATATTTGCCATATAATTAGATATAGCAAGAGCTTCTTCTTGTGTTGGGGTGTCTCCGTCTATTTCAAATGGATATTCTTGACCATCTATTTGGCTTATGGCTCTGTATAAACCCATTATGAACCCATATATGTTGACTTAGATATTGGTTTTCTAGCAATTATACCAGCAAAAGGCAGTAATTGATTTTTTTGAAATTCTAAATTAGCTATATCTTCATCAAGTTCTTTAATTTTTTCAGGTTGACCAAGATAAGCCTCTCTATCTGTGCGTAGTTTTGTTATTTGTGTATTATAAGAGTTTATTGCAGATAAAGCATCTTTTCTAGAGAATGAGCTTTTGTTTTTAGCTAACTTGGCTCTAGCATTTAATATATCTACTACACCTTCATTGTAACGTTCTTGTGCGTCTCTGTAGGCCTGTAAACCAACACTAGCGCCCTCACCTATTGCTCCACCTAATGTAGGTTTATCAGATGCCATAATAGATAATCCTGCTTGCGCAATAGCAAGCCATTTATCTTGATTTCTGCTTTTCTTTAAATCTTCTTGCATTGATGCCAATTGCTCATCAAGAGTAAGTGCTTTACCTGTGTCATCAGGTTTTGTTGGAGCTGGTTTTTCAGTTGTTTTTTGCACAACACCCCGATCATCAAAAAACTTTTTAGCTTCTTCATTAGTGGGTATATCTAATTCACCCTCGCTATATATATCGATAGCTCCCTCATTTTTAAAATCATAGTTTCTAAGCTGATCTTCTCTTTGTTTTTGTATTGCTCTTTTTTCTGCTCGTGATTTACCTTTTAAACTTTGATCTTCTTCTACAATAGGATTTATTCCAAAAGCTTCTCCTCTTTTCATTTGTCCAGTAGCACCACTAACTTTGCTTGTAAATAAATCTGAAAAACTGTCTGGACCGCCTGCACCACCGCCTCTTTTTGCGGCCCTCTTTTGAGCGGCATTTAATTCTTTATTGCTACCATCTAAGGTGCCTGCTTCAGCAGAAAATGGTCCACTTTTCACAGGCCTTCCATCATACTGCTTTGTCTTCATTTTTTCTGTAACTTCAGTAAAGTATTTAAAATCTGCTGGATTAGAAAGATTTTTTAATCCACCCATGCCAACATTGTACGCAGATATAGCGCCAGCATCTGTGTCTGTATTTTTCCTAAACCCAGTAAGTAAATCTGACATAAACTTTCTTGATGTGTCACCTTCTTCTAATTTTGAATCTACCATTTCTTTATTATCTAAATAAGCATCTTGAGCTGTGGCGTACTTTTTTCCTCTTCCTATTTGATTAGCTAACTCTGGAAATAAAGACTGAACTCCATAGCCCGGCATAATAGCTGTAGTTGGTCTTATTTGACCTAAACCTCTTTCACCTATTCCTCCTATAGCTCTTGGATCTCCACCACTCTCTTGAAGAATCATAGCATTTAACAGCTCATTTGTGGGCCTTCCTGTTGAATCAAAATACTTACCACTAAATGCATTTATAACACCGCCCTCATTAAAAGGTATGGCAGATGACCTTCCTTTGCCCCCTAGTCCAGATAAACGACTAATACCACCAAGCCTTGCAAAAGGAGTAATTGGATCTCTTACCATTCTATCCATCACAGCAGGTCTAGGCATAACATCAGGAGCCTCGTCTATCATAGGTCTCATTTGAGCAAACTGATTCTCCATAGAATCCAGCTTTATATTAAATCTATTTTCTGCCATATTTGCAACTTCATCTAAGAATGGACTAACATCTTCAGATATCTCTCTATTGATCTCACGGCCAAAATTCATTAAGCCACCAGTCCTCATTCCTTGAGGCTGTGCTACAAGTGAACTTTCACTTCTAGGAGCCATTGCTTCCGCCATGCCCCGCATGCCTTCCGCAGGAACCCCTGCACTAGCTACAGCTTCTTCCGCAACAGTGTTTGTATCTGCTGCTTTATTAGCTTCAAAGTCAGACTTAACTCTTTTTCTTCTATTTATTTCAGATAACACAAGATATTGAGGTGCATTACCAGATGGTCTTTGCATTTCATTTATAAGTTGTTGCTCAGAAAAGTTTTTTAAATCATCTTGTATCTGTAGTATATTCATTATCCTGTTAATCCTCTATATAAACCAAGACCTGCTATACCAGTTCCAAGAGCTTCTTGTATTGGATTATATTGTTGGAACTTTACAGTCTCAGTAGACGGCTGAACTGGCACACCTCTAAGTATAGATGACAAGAAAGTTAAACTCTCTCTTGGGAAGTCTCTTTGTCTTACAAAATCTTCGTACGCTAAATCTAATCTTGCTTGATCTCTTGCCTGCTGATCTTTACCTATCTTCTCTAACAATTCTGCTGCCTGTACATCACCTTTTCTAGCCAAGTCACCAAGTTGGGCAAGTTGACCTGCTTGTGATGTTAAGCTTTCACCAGCAGTAATACCAAGACGTTCTGCGGATTCTCTAGCAGCTCTGTCTCTTTCAAACTGTTGTTGAGCCTGCTCAAATGCTCTTTGTTGTCCTGTTGCTTGTATTTCACCTAATCTTCTTTGTAAATCCTCATTTGCAAGGCCTTGAGCTATAGCCTGTCTACTACCACCAAACGCCCCTGCTTGTATAGCTTGGGCATCTCTACCAGCTTGACCTCTATCAAAGTCTAGCAATGCTTGTGCTTTTTGAACATCCACTACATTTTGCATATAAGGAGACATGTATTGCTGTGCTGCTGCGCTATCAAACTGCCCTGCTTGAAAACCTAGTCCCTGCAAGGCTCGACCCATACCAGCCTTAACGCCTGACTGAGCTGTATCTAGGCCAGCTATACCAGAATCTGCTATGTTTCTTACTCTATCTCTTGATGTCAACAAATCAGTTGATTCGTCTGCAAGTCTCTGTCCTTCATATGGTGTATATTCTCTTTTGGACTCAGACTCAGCCCTTTTAATCATATCTACAGCATATGGTTCAAAGTATTTAGGAAGGTTACTTTGTACTACGGTTTGTTCAGTTGGTTGTGGTGCTCTTGATCTTCCCTTACCCATCATTTAACTCCATTCTATAAGCAATGTATTCTGGCTCCCATTTGTATTTCTTTAGCACTTTAGACCATGCCTTTCTTCCATATCCCTCAAGATGCTCACATCCACAGTCTTTGGCAAAACTATTGATTTTTTCTAACACCAAAGGCAACCAGTCATTCATTCTTTTGCCGCCTACCCAATCTAATGCCATAGCTTTCTTACTTGGATATTCTATTATTCTAGTTGTTATTGCGGCTATCACCTTATCATCACCTTTATCGTCTATTACTAACCAAAGACTATACAAGCCCTTAGTTAAATCATGGTAGATATCATCTATATGATACTTACCCTTACTAGTTTGTATTGCTTTATTCAATAATCCACTAGCATCTGCCCAGACAATGTCTAATGCATCCTTTGGCACGGCTGTGCAAATCATGCAGGCAACATCATTTCATCTGGTATATCTGGCGGTTGAGCCTTTCCACCAGTTCGTAACTCTCTAACTCTATCCATCATATCTTCAAGCTTATCTGCCCCAGCATCGGAAGAGCCATTACCTAAGCCACTAACAACATCTGCCGGAACCACAAACTCACCATCACTTAACAATACATCTTGGTCAGAATCTTTCATAGATGCTGGTATCATATCATCCATGCCATCACCCATTCCTTTTACCATGCCATCTGCTTCTCCTGTATTTTCATCAAATACACCAGACTGCACCTTGTCTACTAAATCTCTTAATGCATCTTCTCCAAACTTTGCTAAGAATTGCCCTAATATTATTTCTGCATTTTCAGTGTCACCCTTGATGGCATCCACTGCCGCATTAATTAATTCTTTGTCATTCATTTCACCTTCAGGCATCATAGAGTCACCTAAATTAACTAATCCACCTTCTTGAAAGTTTGGAAGAAATCCATAATCAAACTCTGCATCTTTTCCGGGTCTATAATTACTCATGGGTGTGTTAATAGCACCACTTATAGGCGCCCCTCTAGGGGCAACAAAATCATCATCTTCTTCTTTTTTCATTGGTGGAGGAGGCGCAAGAGACGCACCTAAGCCAGCCCCTATAGCTGATGGTGAAGCCATTCTACTTAAATCAAATCCACTAGCCATGCTTGATGTTAAACTTGGTGTACCTACACCCATAGATTGACCTGCGGCGGCTAAATCTGCGGCAGGTCCTGTAGAAGCTAAGTTTGCTGTAGCGATATCTGGAGCAATAAAAGAAGGATCTCCGCCTAATGCTGTAGATGTTCCTGTTGCTGTTTTTCCAAGACCTCCCCCTATAGCGCCCCCTAAGCCTCCCAAAAGACCAGCTTGTAGAGCGTCCTCTGTAGAGCCACCTTGCAATAACGAGCCTATTCCACTTCCTATAGCACTAGCTACAAATGCAGGCATAACTGTTGTGGGTATTAATGCCTGTGCCGCCATTCCTAAGATTGCTGGTAACATTTTATGCTCCTACTGCTTTCATTCTTTTAACTAATCTCTCTGCTCTATTGGTTACTTGAGTGTACCACTTACTTGATTTCATCTCTTCGCTTGCGCCAGACCAGTTCTTTTTCTCTATATTTGCCTTTAGTTTACGAAATTTACTCATTCTTGTATACCCCATATTAAACATCATGTTGCATAAAATATGTTGTACCTCTTCTGGCAATGTATCAAACTTGTCAATCCATCTTCTGCAATCAGACATACATAAGTTAATATCTTCTGCAAAAACAGTATTTACTCTTCTTCTAGAAACAGGTGTATCTACAGCAAATCCGTGTTCTATGTCTGTCTTTTTTACCAAATGTCCTATCCCAAAGGTTAAGTATCCAAGATGATCTTTGTATATTTTCATGACGCATCCCTCGTCTGCGGCAATCTCTTCCCTCAAAACATCTATATTCATATTTTTGCCTCCTTGCTATATATTCTGCTACATAAACCCAAAACATTATCTTTTCTTCTTTACTGTCATTTTTGCTCTTGCAAAGTTCTTTGCAGTAGGTGCGCCTTTCGATCCCTTTTTACGCATCTTTTCTCCGCTACCTGCCTTTATTCTTTTTCTCTTAGCTTGTATGTTTCTATATAAACTCATAACATGTATCCTTAAATGCCTAAATAAATCCTGTGTTATTTTGTTAAACCCTTTTGCTTTTCATATGTTCTAAGTCCCCCGATTCCGAGCATGCCGCCGAGAACGGTGAGAAGTGTACCCATATCAAAACTCGGCAGTTCTGGTATCGTCACACCAGCCATTGCACAGCCAAATATTATTAAATCTTTTAAAATAAAGTGATATAGAAAAGCAATCGCGCATGTCCAGCCAACTGCTGGCCTCCAGCCGCCCTTAAATAAAGAGCCAGACTGAGCTTCAGCTTTATTTAACTCTATCTGAGCAAGGGCAAGTTTTTGGGCATGTTTCTCTGCCATAGTGCTTAACTCAAAGGCGATCTTATTCTTAGTATCTTTGTCTTCTATGAATTTTCCTAACAGCTTTGTAGCTGGCCCAATAAGTGCTTGTATCATTACCACAACCTCATTTGTTTATTTACCTTAACTAACTTGCAATAACAATCATATTTTTGTGTCTG